CACCCAACCAAAGTTGACTGGCAGATACCACTACAAGGGGAACTAGGAGAGTGGTATCCTGTTATAAGAGTAGGAAGACACGTACCCTTTGGTTACAAACAAGATGAAACAGATCCAGATCTACTGATACCTATCCCTGAAGAGTTAGAGTTACTAGAAAAAGCTAAATTATTTCTTCAAGAGTACAGCACTAGAAAAGTAGCAGCTTGGTTATCTAAAGAATCTGGTAGAGAAATATCACATGTAGGGTTATATAAACGTGTCAGAATGGAAGAAAAAAGGCGTAGAGCTTCCTCAAACTACAAGCAGTATGCCAAAAAATACAAAGAAGCGGCAAGGAAAAGCCAGAAGATCGAAGAAAAAAGAGTTGGTGGTAGAAACACCAGAGATCTTAGTGAAGACGAAGACTACATCCTCCTCGAACCTGGAGAGCGATGCCCTTTCTGTGGGAACACAAGAGGTAATATTTGAGCCTAACCCAGGCCCACAAACTAAATTTTTAGCGTCTACAGAACAAGAGGTGCTATACGGAGGAGCAGCAGGTGGTGGTAAGTCGTATTCGATGGTGGCTGATCCAGTTAGATATTTTACGAATCCACATNCACGAATGNTACTTGTTCGTAGGAGTACAGAAGAGTTACGAGAACTTATATCTGTAAGTAAACAGCTTTACCCAAAGGCTGTTCCAGGAATAAAGTTCATGGAAAGAGATAAGACTTGGGTAGCACCTAACGGTGCAACACTTTGGATGTCATACCTTGATCGTGATGATGATGTTATGAGATACCAAGGGCAAGCTTTTAACTGGATAGGCTTTGACGAGTTAACCCAATGGCCCTCCAGTTACTCTTGGAATTATATGAGGTCACGACTTAGAGCTACAAAAGCTAGTGGATTACCTCTGTACATGAGAGCAACAAGCAACCCAGGTGGACCTGGGCATCAGTGGGTTCGTAGACATTTTATTGAACCCAGTACTCCAGGAGAATCTTTCTGGGCAACAGATGAAAACGGTGAAATAATTACGTGGCCTAAAGGTCACACAAGAGAGGGTGAACCTCTTTTTAAAAGAAAGTTTATACCTGCAACTCTGTTTGATAACCCTTATCTTTCAGAAGATGGAATGTACGAAGCTAACCTTCTATCATTACCAGAACACCAAAGAAGACAATTACTTGAAGGTGACTGGGATATAAATGAAGGTTCAGCATTTCCAGAGTTTAACAGACAAATACACGTAGTTAAACCATACGACATACCGTCAAACTGGACTAGGTTTAGGGCTTGTGATTACGGATATGGATCTCACACAGGTGTTGTATGGATAGCAGTTGTTCCAGGATCTGAACAGCTAATTGTCTACAGGGAGTTATATGTTTCTAAAATCATAGCGACTGACTTGGCTGACATGATCCTGGACTTTGAGTATGATGAAAAAATAAGGTATGGAGTTTTAGACTCTTCACTCTGGCACAGAAGAGGTGATACTGGACCTAGCCTTGCAGAACAAATGATATTGAAAGGATGTAGGTGGCGTCCTGCTGACAGATCAAAAGGCTCTCGTGTATCGGGCAAGAATGAGATACACAGAAGACTACAAGTAGATGAGTTTACAGAGGAACCAAGGCTTGTTATATTTGATAACTGTACAAATCTTATCAATCAACTACCGACAATACCACTTGACAAGAAGAACCCTGAAGATGTAGATACCAATTCAGAAGATCACTTATACGATGCGCTAAGATACGGTGTTATGACCAGACCAAGAAGTAACGTATTTGACTTTGACCCAAGCTCACAGCGATCAGGCTTTCAAGCATCAGACCCCACATTTGGATACTAAGGATTAACTAATGGAAGAAGATGACATCTTTGAATCAGAAGAACTTTATATGGACGATCAAGAGTCATCCTATGTAGAAGACAAAGAAGACTCTGAAAATAAAACTGATACTAAAGTAGGAACCGTTATTGGGTTCGTACAGGACAAATTCTATAAAGCAGAAAAAGCTAGGTATTCAGATGAACAGCGTTGGATAAAAGCTTATCAAAACTATCGTGGTATTTACGGACCTGACGTTCAGTTTACATCTACAGAAAAATCTAGAGTATTTGTTAAAGTTACTAAGACCAAGGTTCTTGCAGCCTATGGTCAAATTGTAGATGTACTGTTTGGATCTAACAAGTTTCCTATTTCTATTAACCCTTCTGTTTTACCAGACGGAGTTGAAGAGTCAGTAAACTTTGAAACAAATCAAGAAATACAAAAAGCAGCAGAAAAAGATTTCCCTGATTTAAATTATCTACAACCAGGTGAGACTATCATTGACCTGCGAGAAAGACTGTCAGGTTTATCTAAGAAACTTGAACCAGTACAAGATAAGATTGAAGAAGGGCCAGGAACCACACCAACTCAAGCTACATTCCATCCTGCTATGGTTGCAGCTAAAAAGATGGAAAAGAAAATACATGACCAACTAGAAGAATCAAACGCTAAGAAACAACTACGTATAACAGCATTTGAGACAGCACTTTTTGGTACAGGTATCATGAAAGGACCATTTGCTTTAGACAAAGAATATCCTTCTTGGTCAGAAGATGGAGAGTACAGTCCTACTATTAAAACAGTACCACAGACATCCTCAGTATCTATATGGAACTTCTATCCAGATCCTGATGCAAACAACATGGATGAAGCTGAGTACGTTGTTGAAAAACATAAAATGTCTAGATCACAAATACGTGGTTTAAAACGCAGACCTTTCTTTAGATCAAATGCTATCGACACCGCTATTGAAATGGGTGAGTCCTACAGCAAAGAGTGGTGGGAACAGGTCATGGAAGATGCAGATCAAGAAACTAGGTCAGAAAGATTTAACGTTCTTGAGTTCTGGGGTTACGTAGACACAGATATTTTAAAAACATACGATGTAGATATTCCAAAAGAGTTAAAAGATCAGGATCAAGTTTCTGTAAATATTTGGATTTGTAACGGACAAGTCTTACGTCTTGTAATGAATCCTTTTACTCCTGCCATCTTACCTTACTACGCAGTTCCTTTTGAAGTAAATCCTTACTCATTCTTTGGTGTAGGTATTGCTGAGAACATGGATGACACACAAACCCTTATGAATGGTTTCATGAGAATGAGTGTGGACAACGCTGCTCTATCTGGTAATCTTATTATTGAGATAGACGAAACCAACCTTATGCCTGGGCAAGATCTATCTATCTATCCTGGCAAAGTCTTTCGCAGACAAGGGGGTGCTCCTGGTCAAGCTATCTTTGGTACTAAGTTTCCCAATGTCAGTAACGAGAACATGCAGATGTTTGATAAAGCAAGAGTGCTGTCAGATGAATCAACTGGCTTTCCATCTTTTGCTCATGGTCAAACAGGAGTACAGGGTGTAGGACGTACTGCTTCTGGTATTTCCATGCTCATGTCTGCTGCTAACGGTAGCATTAGAACTGTAGTTAAAAATGTAGATGACTATCTTCTTGGCCCTCTTGGTAGGGCTTTCTTTCATTTTAACATGCAGTTTGATTACGACTCAGATATTAAAGGTGATCTGGAAGTTAAAGCAGAAGGTACTGAAAGCTTGATGGCTAACGAAGTTCGTAGTCAAAGACTCATGCAGTTTCTTGGTGTTGTACAAAATCCAGTGCTTGCACCTTTTGCAAAAATGGATTATATTATCAGAGAGATTGCTAAGTCTATGGATCTTGATCCTGACAAACTTACAAACTCAATGGGTGATGCAGCAATACAAGCTGAGATTCTCAAGAAGTTTAAAGCAGACAATCCACCTGAAGTAAATCCTAACGCACCTCAACAAGGTGCTCCTGCGCCTAAAGAACAGGCTCCTGCAGGAGTACAGGTACAAGACACAACTGGTTCAGGCGGTGGACAAGTAGGCACAGGAACAACACCAGTTCCAGGAGAACAAGGTTTCTCAGCCAACACAGGCGAAGGACAAGCATGAGCTTAAAGCAAATAGTAAACAATCACGAAATCTGGGATTCACTGAATCAGGAACTAGATCGAAGACTAAATCACATACACATACAAATGGAACAAACTATAAAACAAGAGGACTTGTTTAGATTACAGGGTGAAGCAAAAGCACTCCGTAGACTAAAGTTTCTTAGGGATGAAGTGAATGGACCTAAACCAGACTAGCTCTAATAAAAGTGGTGCAGTAGCTAATTCTTACGTAATTGCAAAAGAAATGTATCCTATTTTAAATAATTACAAATATAAAATAGTAGATACACCTGACAAAAATAGCCCTTATTATTTAGAACATTTTGCACCAGGAGAGCCAGGTTCTCCAACAAGTCCAAGACCAAAAGATATAGATATTAACGAATATGGATTACAAATATTTAAAGATGTAAGGCCAGAAGATATTGCAGGAGACATTATATCTCATCATTTAGTTAACGAAGATAAATATCTTTCTAATAAATACAAAAAATTTAAAGAATCTGTACCTTCAGAAACAATAAAAAGAAGGTATGAATATCATAAAAATAATCTAGGTGAAGAAAGAGATTTTGATTCTTGGTCAGAAAAAACAGGATACCCTGAATTATTTAGGGGTTATGTTTTTAATCAGTTTGATGAGGAAACAAAAAATAATTTATATAGTTCTGAACAAAAAGTAATTTTAGATGATGTTAAAAAGTACATAACTAAAAAAGGTATGAATAAAGGCGGTGTAATGTTAGAAGATCAAATGGAGATGTTTGGTTACACTGACGAAGGTGTACAACAAGAAGTAGACAAGTACGTAGACAGGGATGCTGAACCTGCAAAAGATATTACCTTTATGGATGCAGCTAAGTTTGTAGCAGAGTTAACGCCTGTCATAGGTGATGCTATGGCTGCTAAAGAAGTATATGACGAACTACAAAAAGATGATCCTAACTACTTACTAGCAGGAGCTTTAGGTGGTGCAGCTATAATAGGTTTGATTCCTGGGATAGGGGATGCAGCAGCTTCAGCAATAAGAGCAGGGGCTAGAAAATCTTTAGATGTAGCTAAACGTGTTGAGGTAGACCCAGACGCAGTTGGTGCAATGGGTGGTAACGTTAGATTAAAACCTAAAGAAGAAGTAACACCTCAATTATCAAACATTGAATACCAAAGAAAAATGGCAGAGTTTGATAAAGCAGAAACTGTAGATGATTGGCAAGAAAATGTGGCAAAGTATGTTGAAGAATCTAGGGATGTTAATCCCACTATACGCACCCCTGAACTAGAAGATTCAACAAAAGATTTACTTGATAATAAAATTACTAGAGAACAACATTTAGCAAATGTAGATAAGTATAAACCTGTTGATGCTTGGGATGCATTACCAAGAGAGCCATCAAGTAAAGCTGTTGTTTTTTCTTTAAACAAAGAACAAAGAAAAGATGGACACTTTGTATTAGATAATGCCTCTTCTATGGGGGTAAATAAGTCATCTCTTAAAATAGGTGATTTATTTAATGGTAGGTTAGATATACCTGCTTACAATAAATATGATACTTGGATTGTTACAGGATCTTCTAAAGATGCTGAAAAGGGAAAACATTATGCAAAAGCTATACACTACACAGCAGGTGAAGGAGATCCTATAAAATTTATAGCTTCTACAAAAACTAGTGAAAGAATAGGAACAGGTGAAAAAGGTAAAACACCTTATGCTACTGTTCAAGGATATATAAAAGATCTTGATGTAAATGAAATAAGAAACAAAGCAACACAATATTTAGATGATCCTGAGTGGACACAGGTTGGTTTTGACCCTCGTAGACAGGGTGGTTTTTATGTACGAGCAGGTGACAACAAACACGTTCCTGTAAGAGAAGCAAGTGAAGTAATACAAATAGGGCCATTAGTGTTAGCTAAGAATGCTAAACTAGATATGGATTATACAGGCTATAACGAAGGTGGTGTAACAATGGACGAACAAATGGAATTAGCTTTGGGAGATGTTCCTGATAACACTGTAGGAATTGATCCAGTATCAGGTAATGAAATTCCGCTTGGATCTTCTGCAGAAGAAGTTAGAGATGATATACCTGCTATGCTTTCTCCAGGAGAAATTGTTATACCTGCTGATGTAGTTAAATTTCATGGTGTAAAACTATTTGAAGATTTAAGAAAAGAAGCAAAAATAGGTTATGCAAAAATGGAAGCTGATGGTAGAATAGGTGGAGAACCTATTGATGAACCAGGTCCAGAAGATAGTCTTCCACCAGATGAAGAAGAATTGTTAAATGAAATACTTGCTATGGAAGAAAACACTGGTGTAGTAGAAGCTGCAGAAGGTGTTTACACACCTCCTAATACTTCTGTTAAAACAACACCAACAGCCTCTCAAGTACCTTCTACAGGAACACCACCTCCAAGTACTCAACAGGTAGCCCCTTCTTCTACGACACAACAACCTAACTCTGTTTACGGTATAACTACAGCCTCTGGCACTCCAGTTACAGCAAACACTGCCCTTGTTAATAAACAACCAGTTGTAGGTAACGTTGACATTGCTAACCCTACTAGCTCTGCCACCACCACTGCTACTACACCTCAAACAGGTATGGTAGTAGAACAATACGTAGCACCTGACTGTAGAAGACTTGAGGTACTGACATTAAATGGTCAGATAATATCTACTCTTCCTGCAGACTTTGAAGTGTTTGTAAAAGCTACAGAAGAGTCTTTAAAAAGATTTAACTGTATCCCAAGTGATGATACAGACGATACTTCTACTACAGATGATAGTGTTGTTACTACTACTGATGATAAAAAAGATGATGATGATCCTGTAACTGATAAAATAGTAACAACAGATCCTCAATTTGATTTAACTACGGCTGAAGGATCTGCTGCTGCTGCAGACTACTTTGCTAAGAAGAGTGGGGTAGATGTTTCTAATCCTTTTGCTGCAGCAACAAATGCGTTGAACTCTTCAGCAACCAGTAGTCTATTTGAGAAGGGTATAGGTTTAGTTAGTTTAGCTCTTGGTCCAGTTGCTATGCTTGGAGCAGCAACAATTAAAGCAGGATCTAAACTAGATGCTCTTTCTACGGCTTATGCTAATTTAAAGATGGCTAATTACTTAGGTAATTCAGACATGGCAAAAAATATTCAAACTGAAATAGATAAATTTTTAGATAACACTCCAAACGCTATTAAATTTCTAGCTAGTTTAACAGACTTAGGAGACAAAAAATTTGATTATGCTTTGATGTCTGCCTCAAGTATTCGTGCTCCAGATAACATGGCACTTACTCAAGATAGATTTGCTACTGAAGAAGCATTTGTTGCTTCTATGAATGAAAATGCTCAAAGAGGTATGAAGTATGATCCTACAGCAGGAGAAGATGGTAAAGGTGCTTATGTAATAGATAGATCTCAAACGGTAGCTATACCAGATACTGCAGGTGGAGATGATGTTATTGTTTCTGCAGCCTCTCCTGCTGCCACTGCTTCATCAGCTACAAGAGATTCTAGTCTTCAAACAGGAGTTACTTTTACACCAGGAGAGGACACTATAAGACCTGTACTTCGTCCAGGAACAGGTTCTCTTGCGGAAAGACCTAAAACTCCAGAAGAAAAAGGAGCAGCAGCAAGCGCTGCTATTAGTGAGTGGCAACGAGCAACTGAAGCAACTAAAGGTAAAAAAGGTATAGAGCTTCACAAAGCAATAAAAGCACAATCAGAAGCAAGTAAAAAAGCTACAGCAGCCATTAGAGAAAAAACAGGATATACAGGTTTCTGGGGATCTAAAGGTGGATTAATGAAAAAAGGCAACAAGTAAATAATAACTATAAGGCTACCCAGGAATGGTTCCTGGCCCCAACATAAAGGAGAACTTTAAATGCCTGAACTAACTGAAATGGAAAAACCAAAAACTGCAGGTTTTGTAGATCGTGGGTTTAACCATGCAAAAAAACAAAAACGTATTGAAGAAGAAGAAGCTGAGATTGCTCGTTTAGAAGCAGAAGCTAGAGGTGAAAAAGTTGAAGAAGTTACTGAAAGTGAATCCAGTGGCGAAGATACTGAGAACACCGAAGTTCAAGCAACAGACGATTCCGAACAAGAAGAAACTAAAGAAGAAACCAAAACACAAGAAGATGATAGTAACTTAAACGCTGAGGAAAAATCTTTTAAGAAACGTTATGGTGACTTGCGTAGACATATGCAAGACAAAGAAAAAGAGTGGAACGAAAAGCTTGAATCTCTAAAAGATATAAGTAAACGTGAAGGAATTATAGCTCCTAAGTCAGATGAAGACATAGAACAGTGGGCTACAAAGTATCCAGACATAGCAGGTATTGTTGAAACAATTGCTGCTAAAAAAGCTAAAGAAATGTTTAGCAAAGCTGAAGAACGTTTACAGGAGCTAGATGAAGCTCATAACGAAGCTATCAGAATGAAAGCAGAGAACGCTATTCGTAAGACTCATGAAGATTTTGATGAGTTGAGAAAATCAGATCAATTTCACGAGTGGGCAGAGAATCAACCAAAGTGGGTAAAAGACGCACTTTACGAAAATATGGATGATCCTGGATCTGTAATACGTGTAATAGATTTATATAAGATTGATAACGGTATGACCGTTGCAGCTAAGAAAGAATCTAAGAAAGCTGCAGCATCTACTGTTGCAAAAGGAACTCGTGCTTCTATTGACGCAGAGGGTACACAAGGCACTATAAAAGAGTCTGATGTAGCTAAAATGTCTAATAAGGAGTTTGAGGAAAAGCAGGACCAAATAAATGAAGCAATGCGTAAAGGTAAGTTTGTTTACGATGTTTCAGGATCTGCAAGATAATTAGTTGACATATTCAAAGTCATCTATATAACTACCTGTATCTGACTTGAAGCCTCCGAAAGGACTACCTTCAAAGATACTTTTACTAAAAGTCTAAACTACAAAGAACTACCTGGACAAGTATAGGCCCAGTGGTATTTGGTAGCGCAACCTAAATACTAACTGCACCCTAGAAAACGTACAGCCTCTTTCAGATGTTTAAGCTTTCTTCATAAGCCAAATATCATGGAGGATTTAACAATGGCTTTTCAAACCGCATCGGGTTACGGAAATCTTCCCAATGGGAATTTTTCTAGCGTAATCTACTCCAAAAAAGTACAGCTTGCTTTTCGCAAGAGTACTGTAGTAGGAGACATCACTAACTCTGATTATTTTGGGGAGATTTCTGCCCAAGGTGATACAGTGAAAATTATCAAGGAGCCAGAAATTTCTGTGAGCGCCTATGCTAGGGGTACACAGGTTTCAGCACAAGACCTTGATGACGAAGACTTCTCTCTTGTTGTTGATAAAGCAAACTACTATGCTTTCAAAATTGACGACATAGAAGAAGCTCATAGCCACGCAAATTTTATGCAGCTTGCAACTGATCGTGCAGCATATCGTTTGGCTGATCAGCATGACCAAGAAGTACTTGGTTATCTATCAGGTTTTAAACAGTCTGCTTTACACGCAAATGCAGGTACAGCAAATGACGTGGTAAACGGAACTAAAGCTGTAGCAACAGCAGGTTCTGATGAATTGTTGACATCAATGAAACTCCGTAAGGATTCATTTGGCAACATCACTACAGGCTCTGCAGGAGATCATTCGATCCCAGTAGCAGCACGTCTACCAGGTGCAACAGCACTACCAACAGCAACCGTTTCTCCTGCGATGATTATATCACGTATGAAACGTTTGTTAGATCAACAACAAGTTGACTCACAAGGTAGATGGTTAGTTGTAGATCCAGTATTCATGGAAATCTTAGCAGACGAGGACTCAAGGTTCTTAAATGCTGATTACGGTGAATCAGGTGCTCTACGTAACGGTCTAGTACTGAACAACATGCATGGTTTTAGAATGTATGTTTCCTCGAATCTTCCTTCAGTAGGGACAGGTTCAGGAACCACAGGTTCTGCCAACCAAAACAGTAACTTTGGTGTGATCTGTGCAGGTCATGACTCAGCAGTAGCAACTGCAGAGCAGATCAGTAAGACTGAAACATATCGTGACCCTGACAGCTTTGCTGACATTGTTCGTGGTATGCATCTATATGGCAGAAAAATCCTACGCCCTGAAGCGTTGGTAACTGCTAAATATAACGCAGCGTAAGGGAGGATTGACTTATGGCTACTTATGATATGACTTCCTCAGCTACTGTAGGTGTTGATTCTAACAGCATTGCAGCA